CCGACTCCGCCATCAGTCACGACTCCACCGAAGAGAACTTGGAATTCAGTATCAGGATTGCTCGAAATACTAGATAAGATATCTACTAATTTCCCTTCCCTGTAGATATCATCTTGTTGCGCGTCTGTGATGTTGTAGAAGTCTCCCTGGGCATCCGGGGTCCTACCTGCTACTTCTGTATCTCCGCTTATATTTGTTTTCTTATTGCTAAAAAGTGTCATGTTATACCGTCCTTAATATATTGAAAGATGAGTCTATCAGATAAATATTATAAAATGCTGGCAGTAAAAAAGACTGCTGGAATATCATAACTATTTCATCAAGTTCATCGGAGTTAAGCGTTTTACAGTCTATATAAATGTCAAATTTTGCGTCTCCTGTCGCCCAGACTATATCGTATCCATCTGGTGCTCCAGTAACAGGCCAATGAGAGGTATCCCAAACAAAGTTGCCAAAGACATAACCGTTATAAATCACCCCTCTTATTCCGGCTACAAGTTCTTGGTAGTTGAGGTATGTGTCTTGCATCCCCTTAGACTTGAAGTCTGTGTTGAATCTTCTGAGCTTACTCTTTTTTACGCTGAGTAGTTCGTCTGGCTCGGTGTCTATGTTCCTGAGTTTTAAGGCCATCTCTGTGGCCATCAAAGGCATCATGCTTATGTCTCTGAGCTTATAGAGGTCATATGTCTTGCCCATCACATAGTCCACATTGTCATCTATTATAGCAACAAAGTCGTCCCAGTCTGTTCCAAACTGTTCATTGAAATACGGTAAGTTGAAATTAAACCAATGATTCATCAGGCCACCGTCACAGTGCCAACACTTATTATCTCATCAGATGCCGCGGAAACATTTGCCGCAGGTGCAGATAGCGCAAAGAGATCTGCTCCAAAGTCATAGAGACTGTTCCCCATTATCCAGAGGTCTCCAACTTCTAGGTCCTGTCCCCATTCGCGATAGTCTCTATCTCCAAGTAGAACTTTCCATTTGTCTATTATAGAAGCTAGAGCAGCATTGTCCGCTTCTACAAAAGCGAGAGCCCACAATGTATTTATAATATCTGTTCTAGTGGAATCTATTCCGTTGTCGTCATAATATTCTATGACTTGGTTATCTATTGCAGAAGTGGTTAGAGTCAAAGCAAATTCGACCAAATCTTCTACTTTTGCCTGTACAAATCCGGTTCTGGTTGTAACCGTGGCCGTCGGAGAGACAGACACATAATTTGGTGCCACACCAGTGATAGGCATAGCTCCAAACTGAGTTAGGGGTTGGACATAGTTCTCTACGTCAGTCAGCAAACCTGCCCCAGGGACTCCTCCTCCACTTGGCACTATATGGATAGATGCCGCACCAGATCCGGGTATCCCTAGTGCTTTCTGGACACTACTGCTTGAACTTCTTGCGGCTATTTCCAAGTCTTCCTGTGACCATATAATGTCTCGGAGCCTTACACTTCCCCTTGCATTCCTTAGAATAGAAGCTATGGTCTCGGAATCGTTTCCACCACTACTTCCGGCGTTAGTTACTTCGATTACATCAGAATCCCCGCTCGCATTTATGTCTATTTCTCCGGTGTCCATTTTCCCTGTCAACCCCTTAGTGACTTCAAAATCTGCATAAACACCGTCACCAATGGTGGGTTTTAATCCCGTGACTCCATCTCCAAATCTTATTCTTACTTTCCCACTACTTTGGAATACTAATTGAAAATGCTTGTCTGTAGAATCGCTATCATCGAAATAAGAAACTCTAGTCCAAGTAAGAGCATCTATCGTTAATTCCATTGAATCTTTTATGATATCAGTATATCCGTCTATTGGATAATCTCTAAAATCATCGTTGTCTTCTATGGTCGCAATCAAAATACTCGAATAAGACTTCTTCTGCTTTGCAGTCACAGTTATTGTGTCTGTTCCACCACTATCGCCCACTTCTGTAGTTTCATAATCTACCATTGATCCGGTAGCTGTAGAAATTCCTCTGAAAGTGCTATCAATTGGTAGGGTTTTTGCCATAGCACTTCCCAGGGTCAGTGTGAGAGTGTCTGAGGCTCCATCAGCTTCAGTTGGGTCATAATCACATGTCGCTGCAAAGGCATAGGCACTTTCTCTAGTTTGAGGATACAATATGTCTGTGGCTATTCTGTTCATTAGTTCGGATTGATGGTCGAACATACCCGCAATTTCTTTGAATAACCAAGTAGGCTTTCTAGGATATGCTGCAACCAAAGGAGTATAGACATCATAATATGATCTTGCGTTGTGTTTATATAAATTGTCAATTGTCATTATATTGTTACCGCACCCTGTATTGTTAAATCTTTTAATAATCTGTATCCAATACTCACCAAATAACCACCATCTTTATAAGAATCGTCTTCTATTGTTATGTCGTTATATCCGACTACGATAAAAGGTTCATTATTTTTTTCAGCATTACCTAGATAAATCGATTCTATTAAGCTGGCTCCAAATAAAAGTCCTGTGGCAATATTATTCGGAGATTGCTCTAAATCCATAAAATTCCCACCCAACGATCTATCATAATGTACACTCTCTTTGTCTTGAAAAGCAAGTTTATATATCTCGTATTCTATTTCATCATTTTCAGTTCCATCGTCATAGTCTAAAATAAAAGCAAGATTTGCAAGATATGTTGTATCTTCTTTTGCCATTCTATTCTCCAAATATCTTTTTAGAATATATATCCACAGGTTTTTCTGCGGGCACAACTGGAGGTCCAATTACCCCAACTGCTGCAGTTGCCGCAACGGTTGCTGTGGTTGGATGCGTATGAGTGTTATATTTACTGTCAATATGAGCGTCTATATATGTTTTGAATTTATCACCCAAGATAAAGGGCTCTGAGGCACCTTTAGCGGATAAATGGATAGTTCCACCAGTGCTTGCGTATATAACCTGCGACAAGAGCTGTATGATCAGTTGATCGTCATCTGTAGGTTCTTCGTCTCCGCAATCTACTATTCCTGTAAAAAACCACCTAGAATCGTCGTTCACAGTAGGCTTTACCAAAACTTTCCAACCTTCTTGTATTTTCATGAAAGGAATAGAAAGTGCATACCTACAATATATTAGATCCGGATTCAAAAATCCTAATTCTGGTATTTCTATATATATTGCACCTGCATGTGGAGTTATCCCTTCTGATGTAGCTTTTATGGCAACTTTCGAAGGATCTACTATTTTAGCTGTAGCAACATATTCACTTATCATTTATGACCTATCATTCCACATTTTAATTCTGATGTTAGTCGTCCCTGTGAGTATGTCAACACAATTTCATTTATTTTTAACTCTGCATATTCATCCGGAGCATCACTCATTCTAAACAACCAATCTGGCAATTTAGCATTGTCTACAGAATCGTTTGTAACCGAATTGTAGAGTCTTGCTGTTCTTGGTGGTTTAAGCTCTGGATCGCCCTCATTCAGTCTGATAGTTATATCAACATCCATTCCCAAGCCACCACCTTGAGGAATATCTCTTCCACCATTTCCCCCAGAAGGATCAATTACGAAAAAAGTTTTTAGAACATCGTATGCATTGCCAGTTGCAGTCTTTCCAATAGTCATAACAGCTCTATTGGCAAAAGCCGAATAATTAGTCTTTATTTCGCCAACATAATTCCCCTTCAGCTTCCAAGTCTGACCCTTATAAACTATTTTATATTCATTAAGTGACTTATCTTTCCCCTGTTCCCCAAGAGCAGTGAAAATAGATTGTATTGCACTTCCACCAGGGGACGGATTTTGACTCCAATTTACAGACTCTACATTATTTTTGACAAAGTCCGTTCTGTATCCTAATTTATAGGGACCGGGAATAGTCGCAAAAGAATCTGAAAAGCTATGAGCATTTTCTTCATCTACGAAATATAGAAGTTCATCTTGCACCCACCAACTACATCTCCAATCAAGAGCGAACTGATCTAACATTTGGGTGTCAGACATCCCCTTTTGCATTGGTGAATACCCAGCCTTGAAGAGCTTTTTGTCCTCGATGTCAACAAAAGCTCCTTTTACAGAACTATTGCTCAAAACAATTTCGTGTACCAGTGGTTCTTTTGTTTTGCTTTTGAATCTTTTAGATTTTTCTTTGAATCCTAACTCAACTTCTAAGCTATATGCCTTTATGACATAATGCAACATTTCTTTTGCACTACCATCAGGAAGAGCGATAATTCTCCCTGTAAAAACAAGAGGTTGTCTCACAGGATCATACCCTATAAAAACCTTTATCATTACGCCTTCAGTAAATAGATCTTCTACATAGTTATTAGAAGATACTACTATTTCACATTCAGATGGGGCGCTCACTTTTTTCTTGTTCTTCTTTTTTGGCATAGAAATCCCATCTGTCACTTTTATCGAACTCACAAAACTGCCAAATTCAGGGGCCATATCTCTCAGTATACTTTTCCAAATCATAGTATCGTTTTTTACTTCTATGTCCCAATACACCATCTCTGAGTCGCGAACCATTGTGTCTGGCATCCTAGCCATTATAGAACCGTCTCTTTGAAGCTCTCGCCTCTTGGCAAGACTATATCCTTAACGCGATCTAAGTCTCCGCGTTCTTCTATATATTCTATGAAATTCGTATCCAACACCCTATACATATATAATTCACTACCCATATATTTATACGCATAGTGATCGAATTCTAAGCCCACATACAAAGACTTTATCGTGTCTTCCGGTATAAATGGCTCTCTGTACATCTTGACAGCCATTCCGAATATTGTCTGATCTTCTACATCATTCCATCTTAACATACTAATACCTACTGTTTTGGCCTATATTTTTGCCCTTGCCTTTTTGCTTAGAAAATATTCCTGGCAATTCTTTCCTGGTTCCTCTTTTCTTGTACAGCACTTCTCTGACTATAGATTTTGCAGAAGCGGCATACATTTCTACTTTTTTAACGATTTGATTTGCTTTGTTGAGATTCGAATCTTCGTCGAGAGCAAGTGAGATCGAAATTTCTGCTCTCTTCGGGACCCCTATTACACCTCGAACAGATCCATAGTGAAAGTGGCTCTCGCTTATCTTTACGTTGAGTACAGTCCAGATCAAAGGGATCATTGAAACCCCAAATTGGAATAACACTTTTGGCGGAGGAAAGTTCAAGTTGCCATACAATGATAGTCCCATCAAAGGACCGCCGTCAGGCTCTCTGAGCTGTTCAAAGAACGCTATCTCACTCATTACCCCGGTAGGAGCTTCCATATCTAGGCAAACTATGTTAAATGTGACTTCTTTTGCGTCAAAACCTGCAAAATATCTTTTTTTAGATGCTCCACCAATATTCGGAGCTATGCTGTAATTTATGTTTTTCTGAGTTTCTACACTTTCCGGATTAAAAGTAAAGACAAAAGGGGCATAGCTATTCATGTTAATTATTATTCCATGACCCTGAGAGGAGGTTAGACCAGAGAGGCCGCTCTCAATCTTGTTGCCTGCTTTGATGCTTGCTTTGGTGCTTTTTTCGGCTATATTTCTCATAGATTATTCCTCCTTACTGCGACGCATCTTGCATAATCTTTAAGAACCCATCGGTATAACTACCAGTGAATGAATTCTTGCCTGTTGCGTTTCTTATATCGGCTTTAGCTGTCGAGTCAGAGACATAGTTATGATAGGTGTTGTTGACTACTGTTTTTGTTCCAGAGCTCTTAGGGAAAAATGATTGAGGACTGTTATGTTTTTGGTTGTGTTTGTCTTGACCCCATTTTCCTACGCGGTCTCCAAATTGTTTTGCCATGCCAAAGACACTGTTGTCTACCGATGCTCCTAGCATATCACTCATAGTCATTTTCTTTTTATCAGAAAGAGGAGTTGCCCCTTCTTTATTTTCTTTGTCTAGTTGTTCTTGAACTGCAGGTGAAACATTAGGACCACGATCTTTAAAAATCAAGTCTATGCCTTTAGAAAGCCATGGGTGCCTAGCTAAAAATTCTTTAAATCCATCCGAAAGCGCAGTGAAGAACAATTTCAATTTATCTATCCAACTCTGAATGCCAGACCTCACGTCTTCAACTATACCATTTGTGAATATACCTAAGAACATGAAAGCTATCTGTAAGCCGAGAACTATGTTTAAAAGATAGTCTAACAAACTTTTCAAGGAATCATTAACTCCAAACAAAGCATCTATTAGTTGAAACGGTAACTTGATGACAGCAATTAGTACCTTTGCCATATCTATTATTAAATTAAGAACACCTTTCAAGACTTCGAAAAATATCCTGCCAACTGCAACTAAAATCTTAAATGCAGGGATTAGCACTGGACCTATAATTTCCCAAACCTGCCCTAGTATCTCCCAGATAAATTTGAAAATAGCTCCAATAGCTGTTCCAAAGTCGCGAAAGAATGGCCCCATGTAGTTTATAAATCTGTCGCCACTGTCTCTAATATCTCTCAGTATATCTTTTACTTGTGACCATAGAGTTACTACCCCTTTCTCTTGTCCTGCGCCCGCGATGTCCATCCAGATCTCTTCAGTGTATCCAGTGATTGTAGACCAGAGTCCCTTCATGGAATCTATTTGCATTTCTGCAAGTCCCATGATTTTTGGAAGTTTGCCTAATTCAGTCAGCATTACTTTTATGAATTCTGGAGATCCAGAAGTTCCTACTTTTTTAGCTTTCTGATAGGCAGCGAGAGCTTCAGGACCGAGAGCTTTGATCGGTCTGATGTCACGACCAGCAATTACGGCATTTACTGCTCTGTCTAGTCCAATAGGAGTTCCTTTCATCCCCGGCATTGCAGCTAGACCAGACATTAAGTCCATGACGTGTTTGTCTTTGCCCAGGCCAAATTTACCTTTTTCGAAGGGGTTGACTCCGAACTTAGCGAGCATTGTTGTTGACCCTACGATATCCTCTGGTAAGAATTGTGTCTTTCTTGAGAATGTTCTCATCTGGGCTATTGTCTTTACTGCTTTTTTATCTCCGCCCATCATAGTTGCCAAGACAATCTTAGATTGCTCTATAGTGTTTCCGAAGTGAGCTATTTGTTTTGCTGCATGAGCTAGAGCTTTAAACGATATGATTAAGATCCCGATTATTTTTGCCAAAGGCCCGAGTTTGTTAATAAAAGCTCCAAGAGCAGGGTTGACGGCCCCTAAAGCAGTTCCGAACCCCTTCATGTTGTCTTTGGCCTTATCTATTGTGCCCCCAAAAAACCCAAATTTCGACTTGATCCCGGCAAATAGCTTTCCCCAACCAGTTTTTGCACCTTCTAAACCTGCGCGAGTATTCATAAAGCTGTCTGCCATGGTCTTGTGACCGCCCATCGGCGATGGTTGGATTCTTGGAAATTTTTGCCCACCATACATCGCTTCGAAATGTCTTTGGTTATTCATCTGATTAAATGCTGGAGATTTTTCCCATCCCGCAGGTCTCTGAATTTCTCTTTGGTTGAAAGGCCCGCTCATTTTAGAAGATCCAAAAGCAAAAGCTTTGTTTTCTCCAGAGGATCTCATTTTATTATTGAGTTTGTCAACTTCTCTGCCCAGCTTCTTGACATCTGCAACAGCTTTGTTGACATCAGCAATAAATTTGTACTTTAACTCACTGTTCTTCTTGGCCATCGCAAATCACCCCTATCAATCGTCGAAATCCGTACTGTTCTTTTCTGCGTCTTCAATCGTTTCTTCTACTATCTTCAAAAGTCTGTCTACGGTAATTGAATCGACTACATTGGGGCTCCACTTATATTGATTTCTTAACATTCTACAAATAGACCCATATAAATCACCTATATTCTCTAAAGTATTCCAAGCTGCTTCTCTCATTCCGAATTCCCATCCCGAATATGGGTAGCTCTTGTTGCCTATGCTCGGGTACCACCACAGCCCCGAGCCGCCTTTTATCGGTTTCGGGTGGACTTTTTCGGCAACAAGGGTGAGAAAAAATTTGTGTAATCTAAACCTTCTCTTATCTCCATTCCACAGTTGTCGCAGTACACAATTCTTCTCCATGCATCTACACCAACTATATTTTTATCCATTTCTTCTTCTACTGCAAGATAGTTCGCTTCAGTTTCGAGATATTTCTTTGAGAACGACTGTCCAGGTATCTTTTTTATTCTGTTGAAATCTGCCTCAGACATTCCAGTTATTCTTATGATGCATTCGTCCCATGTAGCTCTGATCATGTTTGCCTGGCTAGACATAGCCTCTTGACTTCTATGTATTCTTAACATATCGCCAATACTCAACTGCTTCATCTCTATTTTTCTATATGTTCCACCAGAAAAAGATTTGCCAGGCTGTATCTCAATAGGATCTACCAATTCGACTTCAAAAGAATCCTTAGAAGTTTCTAAATAAAATTCATCGATAAGTCCATCGTCTATGAGTTTTTGCCAGCTTTCGTCTTTTCTAGTATATTTTTCATTCTTTGTTTCACTGCATCTACTACAATGAAAATATTCTGTAATTATAGGTTGTTCTTCGCCTGTCTTCAGTTTGATCGCTTCATATCCTATTTTCCAAGAATCCACGACTTTAATGTCTTCAAAATCCTTCGGAGCCAACACATACTCTTGTCCGTCTTCAGTGAACAACGAAGTAATAGAACCTTTCAATAGGTTCAAGAGCCTTGCGGCACCAGTCTTTTCAGCACCCTCTAGCATTGACAATACTCCGCCCTCTAGTGGATGTACTTCAGAATAATTGAACCATTCGCCTTCTCTTTCTAAACCGCAATAAAGTTGAAATCTCGACATAATTTTAGACCTCTTTTTTTATATTTGCCTACTCTGATATCTTTATACAGAGTAGGCAAATAGTTGTCAAGTCTTAAACCTGTTCTATGAATTCAGGAAGCAATGTGTATTGTTTTGTATCGACTTCCTTACTGTTTCTATTGAAAGCATTTTTCTTCCCCATCGCACACTGAGTGTTCGAAAGCTGATAAGTTAGAACTGCAGTTTGTGCACTGTCTCTAAATATTACAAAGACATCATAAACTGCTCCAGAAGTACACCAAGCTTGCATTTCACTATACTCTGACAGACCAGCCGAAGCCTGAGTTCCATCACTAGCGATTGCCAAACCTGTGTTTGTTAAAAGAATTGTTATTGGGATTTCTCCAATGTCAAAGATCTGATCACGAACTTTGTATTTCCTTCCACCATCAGCTACATCAATTCTTCCTTCTTCTCCTTCTCCAACTTCTCCGAGTTCGAGAGGGTATATTGTGTATCCATTCACGACTACTTCAACATTTAAACTCGAGGCTCTAGCCATTTATATCCCTCCTAGGACTTAACTGAAGTTACACCAGCACTAGCAAGAGAAAGAATCGCCTCTTCTATTGGAACTGGAGCAACAAACTGTAAGAATATTTCTTCTATACCATTCGCGATATTAGCTAAGGTATTGATTGAAAAATCATTAACTATGATACATACGTCCGTGAATGAGGTACTTGAGCCGTCTTCATTCTGCCCGACAAAAAGATGTCCAGCTTTATACTTTTGATTCATATATGCTCTTACCGCAAGATAATGTGTTTCTTGAGCATTTTTGCCCGCTCTATCTTGTTCGATAGTTTGTAGATACGTTACAATAGATCTTGAATAAAGTATAAATTGAAATAATTGATTCTGGAATTTATACCCATCGTCTGTTGAGAATGTTCTTGCGGAATTGAGTGTTATACCCTTACCGCGCCTGAATCTACTGATATTGATGCTGTAGTTTCTTATGAGTCTTGCACCGACTCCAAGAGTGTCATCGTGAACCAACCCATTACTATCTATAAGAGTTGAATTTGTCTTGAGGACCATCCCTGCTTTATTACCAGCAGCCACTTTAGACTCTCCATAGCTCTCATAAACATTGAACCAATGAGCAGCGGCAACTCCTACCATTGGAATGTCTTTATATCCGTTTATGGTCGTGGGATCAGAAACTTTTATCCATTTGTCGGAAGGGATCATTCCAAACTTAACTGAACCTCGAAGCAGTGCTCCGAAATTTTTAAGGTTATCTTCTGAAGCTCCATCTGAGGCTTGAGCATAATAAATACCTTTGTATCCATCAGTACAAAAAGTAAGCATGTTCAAGTTGTGAGCTGTACTTGCACTTTCTGGAGCCAACAAAATTGTAAATTCTTCTGATTCAAAATATGTTTCAGCGAGAGTTTTCCAGTTCGAATCTGTTGCTGCACTTCCGTCTAAACCACCAGCAAGAGGAGTCCAAGTAGTAAGATCTGCCGGAATTTGGTCCTCTGCTACGCTCACATTAGCAGCGTTAACAGCCATTGTTATGAAATAGTTTCCATCAACAGCGTCATTTATTACAGATGCCAATCCAATAGTATCTGACTGAGCGAAAGGTTCTGTGTCGTCACTCTTTTTCTGATAATCGCCATTTTCATCTTTTACTGCGACTTCAAGTTTAATATCTTGTCTACTAACTACAGTGGTAGCTACAGCTAATGTTGTGGCCAAAGTCAGTGCTGCAAATGTTATAGTCTTTGTCGCGGCAACAATCGTGAGTATTTTTACATATGCTGTGGCGGTATCTACAAATTTAATGTAGTTTCCAACAGTTAGGTTGTCTACACCGTCTAAGACCGCTTCTGTAGCTCCTGTAATAACTTCTGCCGTGAGATTCATAGTGATATCGTTTTTTTGCGTGGTCTTTATTGCTACTTTATTACCAAAAGAAGATGTATCCACAAGGCCTTTATAACCAGCCTTTATATCAAAAATCTTCACGGCAGAGCTTGCAATATCCATCAGTTCATAAGAGGCTTGTGCTGATCCTGAATCCACATAACTCAACACTTTTAATTCACAATTAACTCCGTTATCAAGTTCATCAAAAAAAGACTTCGCAATATAAGATCCTTGATAATTACTATTGAAACCGCCACACTTGGAATAAAAATCTGACATAGAATAGATATCTGACATAACCATGACGTTGCCGTCAGCGTCTACAACTCCTCTTTCTGTTTGAGCAAGAAGAGCTACTTTAAATATATCTACATCTGTCAGTATAGATGCACCCCGAGCTGGCACTCTTTGGATTCTTGAACCATAACCCATTATTCGTTACCTCCATATTCATTTTCTTCTTCAACTTCTTTTTTTACTACTGAGACTTTTGATGCGCGAGGACTTACAATTTGTACTGGCTCGGCCTCTTTAATCTTAAAGAATTTTTCACTCCTCTTTAATTCTCCATAATACATTTTATCCAAGTCTACAGAAATAGACTCCCCAGGCATAAAACTTATCGATTCTCCGCTTATAGTCATTACTTGTTGTGGAGTTGCTGTTTTATTTGTAAAAATTTTGAACATGTTTCCTCCTATCGTTATCCACTTACAGTCGTGGAGAGAGTTATTGTTTGCATCTTTTCGGATCCCGCATAAAGATACGGTTGTGGTTGCAACCTATAATAATACATCATCCTAGGGTTGTTACCAATAATAGAATCAGAAAAAACACTTTCGTCTGACAAATATATGTTTACCCTCTCTCCATCTAATAAGAATTGGAACTCTTCTCCATACTTCTTATTATACTCTCGCGACATTTGCAACAACTTTTTAAGGCTCTTGCAATCTATATATACCGCTATCCCGAGATCTCCGAGGTATTGTTTGAGCTTTGATCCGTTTTTTGTATAAACTGTTGTAAGCTGCTTATCTACAGACAGGTCATAAACTACTATTCCACAAATTGGATCGGGCTGTATGTCGTCATAGTCTTCACTTCTTACTGGACAAAGAATCCTCGCTGTATTACCAATTGCAAAAGCACTCGTAGTCGCTTCAGATAAAAGACCACTTCTGTTAATCAAAGAAACTGTCTCAGTTGTGCCTGCGCCATCGTCAAGCTCCATCAAAGTCGTGTCATTGACATAACCCTCTATTCCAGATTTGATGAAAGCAATTGAAGTTGTACCTATCGGTGCACTTGCAGTCAAAGTTGTAGAAACTCCATAATCTAAATTTATATGAGACTTTAAAGCTTCTATGATATCTACATCACAATTATATGTAACTTTCCTATATCCTGCATAATCTACAAACAATGTTAGGTCTGCAGCAATGCTAGTGAATACAATTGAAGTCGTGTCGGTCATTTTCGAGCAATCTATCAACATATGCGTCCAATCTTTATTTCCGAAATCTTTCCGAGTAAAAGTAAATGTCTCACCGGACAAAGTCATTGTGAAAAGATTGGTACTCAGAGTACCTCTTACATATAAATGCACACTAATCTCTTCCCATTCAGACAAATCAACACTATCAAAAGTGAGAGTAGCAGACTTCTCGCTTTCAGTCCAGACTATTTTCTTACTACTCCCATCTATACTAAAATCAGTATTGTTAGAAATTGCCACACCCGTTGCAGATAAAGACCAGACTTGGGTTTCAAATTCACTAAACATTAACTTTTACTTAGCTCCTTTTCTATAAATTCTGCTGCAGCCTTTGAATCTAAATCATTTGCGAGATACCCTCTCATTGCCCTCATCATGAACGGTCTAGGCGGAACTATAAGCCATTGTTTGTCTTTCTTGAAATATATTTTCCTGTCAGGATGCGCAAAATAACCCCTGACTCTTTCTCCGCTGTCACCTTGAAGCGGTATCCTACATCCTGTATGTTGTATGATTGCTAACTGAGTATATGTAAGATTTTTGTCTTTCCCTCTTTGATCTGGAACTTTTTTCGATTTATTAAAGTATCCGGCTTCTGCATTCTTTTTTCCAGAAGGCTTTATCTCCATAGCTTTTAACAAACCGCCAGTATGACTTTCTGCTTGGTGGTCATCCGTCAAATATCTTGTTAAAGTTCCGGTAGGTCTTATATTCAATGTTCCTTCATCTACAACCCGAATTGTATATTCACGATAAGATTTAGCTCTATGCAAATTAAGTTCTGACGAAGAAACTACCTCGACCAACCGATCAAGGTCTTTTTTAAACCCCTGAATTACTTTTTTATCTAGTTTTATCTCGAAACTCATACCTTTCCACCAATAACAATATAAAGGAAATCAGTTCCAAAAGGACTATAATTCTCTATGTATCTGATGTCATAAGTCTTATCATTAAACCTGAAACCCTTGTATCTACTTTGTATCATCTGTGTCGTGAGTGACAATTTATCTACTGCAGACTTGGATATAAAACATAGTATATCTGTATCTTCAGACCAGCTTATCTTTTCCATCGTTTTTCTATCGTAAGGAGTTAATCTTACTGGAAATGCTTTCAATGTCTGTGTAACTTCAGTCAATGGAGTTCCGAATTCATCTTTAGTCGCGGGTTCAAACAATACAACGTCCATTCCTTGGCTACACACATTCAATACATGTTTCTTCGCATTGGCTTGTGCTGACGACGTCATTCCAAGATCAATTGCCATAATTTATACTCTCCAGGTATTCCTTACTACATCTCCTAACGCTATGTCTGCAAAGCGGACCCATTGCGTAATCAGGGGTATTCTTAGCTTCGTCATATGTCATCACACCCAATTTAGTAGCGGTGTCTTGGTTTAAAGCCAGTATGCTCAGTCCATTGACTTTATTGTTTAATATAGTTTGACACAATTCTCGATCCTTCTTTACCTTTCTATTATCAGAAAGATAATATTCTACAACCTGCTCTCCATCTACAAGAGCAGAGATTGTGTTAGAAATTCTGTCTGTGTTGAGTAGTGTTGTCCTTGCAACCAAATCTATATAATAATCCATCTTGTAGTGCCGGGTAAACTCAACACCATCTTTAAATTTACTCGTGGTCAAAAGATTTCCTTTGTTCATCGCTTTATATACTTCTGGGTATTTTATAAACAGGGATTTCTTGAATCTGTCAATTTCATTCTCTAATGCTGCACCAGTTATTCCAGAATTGGTTAATAATAAATTTTCAGCGATCATTTCTCTTTGAAATGTCCTTAGACTATTCAATATGAAACTCTGAGTCTTAGATACTGTGCCACTCATTAAATTGTCAAACTCTGACAACGTTTCATTTAATATACTTTTTTTTATTTTACTATCTTTTATTCCTGCATTATTAAATATATTATTTGAATAAATATTGTTTAAATAAGTATTAAAATTTTTAATTAAAACAGTAGAGAGTCCAAGCGATAATAAAGATATATTGCGGATTAGTTTATCTTGATCGTTACTTCTCATTGGCCCTTGCTCGGAATATCTTAGATAATACGACATTAACTCCTGGTATTTGACAGATGCAGACTCCATAAATTCAGATACAAACAAATCTGTGGCTTCAAGATCGTAACCTTCTTCGAATAAAACTAAGATGCGTTCCTCATCGTCTTCTGTGAGCTCAAAAGCTGAATAAAAGTCTAAAGGACTTTCTGTTTTAACACTAACGTATGGAATCATTCTATTATAGTCCTGCCAAAAGTATTATAGTCTTGCTCTCCAAAAATAGAGCATGTTCTCTGAAGTGACATTATATCGAATCCAGCAAGTTTCCAGTAAGAATAAGCTCTCTCAAAATAGAACCCTTCTGAGAGATCGCCTTCAGAAGAACCTTCAGAAGATCCAGTTTGGTAAGAATAGCCCTCTACGGTTAATTTACTTCCGGTTTCACTAGAATATAGTTGCCCGGATTTTGCAGATTTAGCTTGCAAAAACTCAAGGCAGATGGTAAAAACTTCAGCCCAATAAAGGTACTCTTCTGTCTGTGACAAATCTACCTTATCTTTCAGAGCTATACGATCATATTCAGTTTTACCTATCTTGTCGTAAAAAGAAATCATCCGGACATCATCTGCAACTGAGGTTAAGTCCACGACAAACAGAGCATCGGAATCATAATCAAAGAAAGTATAGTCGTTCTTCAGTTTTAACTTAACAGAAGTTATTGTGTTTGTTGCACTTAGCACGATTTATTCCTCATCTTCAAGTCTGCCACCTTTCCCTATAGTTCCTCGACCTTTTAAGAAAGAAGTCAAGGAAGTCAAATTCAAGTTCATGTTTTGAGATAATTTCATAGTTTCTTTTAGATCTGACTTGAGATCGATCAGATCATCATTGTACTTAACTTTCAAAAAGTCTACTCGTTCCATACAACGCTTTTCACATCCAGCTCTACTCTTACCATTTTCTCTTACTCTCCAATCCATTCTCGCCAACCAAACAATAGTCGCGATTATATAAACAGATAATGGCCAAAACTCTTTTATTATCTCTAACATATAATATGCCCTTCTTAATCTTTATATAGAATTGCGTCTTCTTTCATTTCTTCTTTTTCCAGTGCTTTTAATTCGGCCTCTTCTTTTTCTGCCAATATTTTCAATTCTACTTCTACTGCTTTCAATTTGGCTTCTTCTTTAGCTTTAGTTTCCGCTGCTTTTTCTTGTGCCTTTAATTCTTCTTTGGAGGGTTTATTCTCTTTTTTTGGCATACTTTCAGAGAAAAGACCGGATTTGACAGCCTCTCTTGCATCTATAGCGTGAGGAAAGTTAACCTCTTCACCGCTCTCATCGTATAATATTACTGACATATAGTTCTCCTTTTTTATTGTTCTCGAGAAGGTCTCCCTTATTTAAAAGGGAAACTATCTTCAAAACACTAATTCTTTCTTGCAAGATATGCCTTGAAATTTACACCAGATGCAATTGTACCTGAAACATGTGTATAAATTCTGACGTATCTCTTAATTACGTTTTCAGCTATAGAGTTTTTGAAATTTATAATGTAACGACCCACGCCCATGTCTACATCGCCAGCAATGGTTGTCGCTGTTTTTGTAGTCCCTGTGGCGATTATGATTTTAGAAAGGACTCCAGTAGTTGCAGAAGTGACGAGGATTTTCCCGCCAGTAATCGCAATTGTCTCGAGAGCAGATGATGCTGTTCTGAGGGCTGCTTGGAGTTTTGTTGCTATTCCGTCCCAATCGTCTGTAACAAGAAGCGCTACAGCCAGCTTGCGGTTTGTCCCATCTGCACTGATGTCGATACCGTATGTTCCACTTGGTAGAGCTGGAACAGTTGCACCAGTAAGAGTCCCGAGGGCTCCTGTAGCATTTGAAATTGCTGCAATACCAGCAGTAGGTGTCACAAGTCCATCTACCGGAGTATCATAAGTCAAAGTATAGTCTGATAATCTGTTGACAGAGTTGACAAAATCATAATCAGCAGCCCCGATCTGAATACTGGCTACCTCATATACGTTTCCTCCGAAGTCTGAATCTTCGCTTATCTGCACCGCAATTCTAAAACTCTCGTCACGAGATGCTACTTCACAAGCGCTGACATCAATTACCATATCGCACTCAGCATCTCCAAGACCTAAGTCGTATATCTTTGCTGCAGATGAAACGGTGGCAGCCGCCGAAGCAGCCACCAGACCAGCATCTTTCATTACCAGGAGAGAATCAAACGATTTGGTAATTTTCATGATGCCTCCCTATTTTTTTGAGAGATATGCAGTAGCAGCAAACCCAGCAACGGTTCCTGCAATAGTCCAATACATTCTCAAATATTGTTTTGCGGTGTTATTTTTTATGATATTGTTGAAAGGTATCACATATCTACCAGTCGTCATATCGGTGTCCCCACTGATTGCTGTTGCATCACCAATAACAAGCGACGCTACTTGATAGTAGTCAGAAGCGAAATCGTCTTCACTGCTAACCTGAACACCAAGAGTTACGACCTCATTCCCGGTATCTACATCAAGGGTAGAAACGTCTACGATGATGTCTCCACCAACGAAGCCTTCTCCAAGATTAAGAATCCTTGCAACTCCTCCAACTTCTCCAGCTTCAGACGCGGTGATGGATCCACCGTCGTCAAGGAGCAGGGCATGATCATAAGTTTTTGTTATATTACTCATTATCTACCCCCTTATGCCACTACCGCGAGATTTCCGATGTGCTGGAGTCTTGCTGCAGATTTACCATGAAAGATCGCGAGTCCGTTATACCATTCAACTCTAGTACGAAGAGCGGGTTTATCCTCAAGCTCACCTAGGTCACGAACATCCATTCCACCATTCTGTAGACCAGTGAATTTCCCATCACCGAAGCTTGTACAATAAATAGAAGTAGAGGTTGCTCCGCCTGAAGTAGAAGCTTCTGTGAATCCAAGTATTTGAGATCCAGTGTTGTCTTCGTCAATTATAAGAATCGGTAGATCGTTGTATTTAGTCACTGATCTTCCAAAAGCATCAAGATCATATGTAATGTATCCACCAACAGAAGTCGTTCTTGCTGCGGCTGAAAGTCTACGTTTCATAGTCTTGTTCATGATTAGGTACTGAGGCTCATTTACAGCATCTACCAATTCATCAAGCTTCGCAAGACTGAGAGCTGCTCCACCAGCAGTTACTCCGCCATCTATAAGTTGGTTTCCAGTACATCTTACTTGAAGACCATCAAATTCTCTAGGCTCTGAAGCTTGATCGCCCTTAATGAATTTTAAAGTCCAGTTGAGTGCAAGAGCTTTAACTTTCATCGCTTCTTGAACTGATCTTTGATTTTCACCCATTGTATCTAAAATGAATTTATCAACATCAAGATCTCCACCTGCAATAACGAGAGGTTCTGTTATCGGATTGAGAATTCCTGTGCTTTCTGTGTACCCTTCGTTTACGCCACGAAAGCCGATACCCGGGAGAGTTTCCTCTCTATTATATCTGTACGCGTTACCGTTGATGTTTTGGAACGGTAATACCATTAAGACGTCGGAGCTTCTAGCATACAGCTCGATTATTGCTGAACGTATTGGGTCTCCTGCGTAAAGTTTACTGGCTTCTACAAGTGTTAATGCCATTTAAATCCTCCTAAGATTTATCATCGTTATTGTTTCTTTGCTTGATCTCTTGCATGTTGCATCCTTTCGGTAGGGTTCAGCTTCATCATTTCCGCTTCACTCATACCGCCTCTATTTCCACCACCACCGCTTCTTGAACCACTACCCGCAGGCGCCGTATTCATGAGATGATGGGAATTTCGCTCAAGTTGTATCCATCTTTTGAAAAGCTCTTTCGGTGTGCCTTCTACTGCTTCAGGCTTACCGTCTGTGCCCTCTAATGAAAGCATGACTCTGGTTTCAAAGTTTCCGGTAAGTTTTCCTTCACCGTCAACAACCTCAGAGATTTTTGCACCACCTTCAATCTGGAATAATATTGCTGCTTGCTCTGGGTTACACAATTTAGAATCACCAAAGCTCGACATGATATCTGTTTTGAGTGTTGAACTCTCAAATCTAGTTCTCCAATTCTGTGCCTCTTCTGTTGCAGTCTTCGCAATCTTTTCATGTTCTCCAATCACTTTTCTCGCATTAGCTTGTGCTCTTTCTTCTGCACTCATTGCTTCGAGCTGTAATTTTTCAAGTTCTACTTTAGAGAGTGACCCCTCTGCTGCTTCTTTCTCGAGTGCTTCAATAGTCGGTTTGTACTTCCCTTCAGTTTCTTTTCTTGTCTTGGCAATAATATTCCCAAGCAAAGCGCTCATGTTTTCGGGTATCTTAATCATCTGTCCGGTCTGAGGATCTTTGAAATCGACCATCTTTGGTTCCGCTGCTCCAGCTCCCATATCTGCCGGATCGCCTTCGTCGTGCATCACTGTTATCGGGGTTGATTTACCCAGATATCCATCCTTTAAAAATTGTCTAAGCATCTGTTGCTCCTTGCCCTGTTAGGTCTGTATTTTTTTTGATTACATCTGCTGCTGCGTTCACATCTATACTTGACTTGCTTTCTTGCTCAATCGTTCCAACTGAATTGCTTGAATCGATTTCTTTATTTATTTCTTCGATCACCTGCGGTTCAAGATAATTTCCCATAGTTTTCTTGACCAACAATTTAGTGACTTCTTTGTTAAGCGTTTTTATAGGTAAGACCAAAAGTTCTGTAAGTAACGTAACCTCTGTTACTAAATCTTCATCACTAAAAGAAGAAGTGTAATCAACTTTAATATCCACAGAAAAGTCCTGATTCCAAGCCCCTGCGGTTCTAAAGATCCACTCTTCTAATTTTCCCATCATCAATGCACCAGAAATAAGAAGAGCTTTCATTTTTTGAAAATCTATTTTTTTAGCTGCTCCAGATTTAACAAATTCTTTTGTTTCGTCTGTACTTAAACCAACCTTTTTTAGGACTTCTGCCATATAAAAAGTTATAGCTTTTATGAATGGTTCTACGTCTTGAAGACTATGCCCAATAAAAGATGGAGCCGTACTCGCAGTAATATCGTATGGTATTATGCTGAGAGGGCCAACGCCACCCATAGTCATACTCTTCGGGACCTCCCCTGTTTTGGTCGGATAAGCAAGCATCTTAAAAGTACCTGCCGCAAGCATTTCATCCATGTAACTCATATTGTTATAGATCAATTTAGAGACCATAGCAATATCTTCACATACACTTTCCGAGATAAAATCGCTATTATCATCTCTCCAGCTCACGAAACGAAAAGGGACATAACCAATTCCGTGTTCTTTTCTGCCTCCAGAAACTATAGACTCACTGCCTTCCCTTTGTTCGAAATTCTCGTATCCCATTCTATCCCAAAGCGTATAACGAGTTACCGTTACTCCAAGAGACATAGGATCTGAATGATCATAAAAAGAATTGTCGAGTATAACCCAATCCAAGCCACCATCGTCAGAGTTAATATTAAAATCTCTTATACGAAAAGGTAAATATAAGGTTGCATAAGGATTTATTTTATTGTCATTGGCATCTTTTTTTGTTTTGATTACTTCTGGATTGAAATCCGGCATATCTACTAAAACACCGCAAGTGAACATGAAAGAATGAGCGGATACGTTGCGCATAAACTCACTTATTTTCTTGTCGCCACTCATGTTATCTACAAGATAATGATATTTCTGTGGAATCTTTCTGATAGGTTCGTTTAAATATAGAAGTCCTGACATCATGTCGACAATAGGACTGACCTGATTAAAATATACCGCTCTTTTCTTTCTTGTTTCGAAGGATGCCGGAGACTCCTTTGGGTACTTAATAAGATAACCAGCCTCACTAAAGTTGGTTCCACCGAGGTAGGAATTATATATCAGTTTCCAATTCTCGTCTTTCTTTTTTAATTCAGGGTGTCTCTGTCTTAGTATCAACTCATATGTTTCAGCCAATCTATTCCTCGCTTTAAAAAGTTGCCTTTTATCGCGCAGGCAAGCGAATAACCTTTTCGCGGTCAACGATTATACAATAGAGCAAGCAAAGTCTTGCCATGATTATCATATTATATTAGTCTTGTCAAACATTTTTTATAAACACCCCTCAAATCTTTGGAATACAAAGTGCTGCTGTCTAAAATAAGAAATCCCCATTTCCATACAGTCAGGTCCATCATCGTGACCATACACCGGATAAAATATTATTTGGTTCATCATTTCTGGATATCTAGTCATGTAATCTGATAAGAAGCGAACTGCCCCGGAATATAAATCTGGTTGTGTACTAAGTATTCTCTCGTTTTTGTTCGAACTATGATGTATAGGTTCATACTGCATTAACCAACCCGATCTATCATGAGCATCTTTCAAAGACTGCTCGATTAAAGTGATACCATTATTCTCAAAAACTATTGTGCGACATCCATATTTCTTATTGCGATCAGCTATCTGATGAACAATCAAACTCAACTCAACCTTTTTATCGATAGCATCTATTATTGTCATAATCCCTTCTTGAACATGAAACCAAATTGTCATGGGATAATCCGAAGAAGCCTTGCCGAGAGAAGGGTCAAAAAAGCACACAATTTGTCCATCTTTTATATTCACCTGTTCTTCTCGAACAAAAGTCAACTTTTTGAAGTCAAATATCTGCATGCCTTCCATCATGGCCTGATTCATATACTGACAACTAAAAAACACGTCTGACATATCAGCTCTGATCTCTGCTATCTTTTGATTTGAAATAAAGTCTGGATAATTGCTTTCTCCCGCATCATTACAAATAGATTCTGATTCCACATCCCACTTTTGAGCTTCTGGAAGTTTTTCGTTTTTCTCTAGTGTCTGATTGGTTAAGTCTCTCATGTGCCAAATAGTAGAAATGTAATATATCGTCTCGAATTCTATCTTAGTTTTCTTGTCTTTGAATGGGACTAAAAGAGGCTTTAGACCATCGAACCATCTAATTTTCGATTGTCTGGTTGCCTCGCTCTCACGGTCGTTAATGTCACAATTTGCAACAAGTACTCCATTGGCCACAAACTCATGGACAGACTCAACAGTTATGTTGTACACGTCCATTTTTTTTGGGCGCATAGCTTGATATTCCCAGCCGCTTGTATTCTGACATTCTGCATTTTCTGGAACAATATTTTTGTCTTGTGCTGGAAATGGTTTTAACGAGGAACTTTCCTCCGCAGACCAAGCATACCTTTTCAACCATTGGAGAGTTTTTATAAACCTCCCTAGATTTAGCCCTACCCTCGTCAGATTTGTGCCACTCACTCGCGAGATGACGGTTATCATGTAAGCTTTGTATTGCAGCTTTCTCGTGTTTTGGATCGAGAAAAGCTTCCCTCGCATGTTCTGAGCAATGTTCTCTCCCCGGTCTGATTTCAAGATTCTCAATTTCGTTGTTATCGACATTGCCATTCTTATGATGGATATGAAAACCACCAGGAATTTCTCCGTTATGATACATCCAGACTGCACGATGTAAAATAGAAATTTTTCTTTCAATATTGCCGCTTGAGAAAAAATATCTTCGATGAGCCTTTCTTTTAGACTCTGGGTATCTTCTGTACTTGACTCCGTTAAATTCAATAACTTCGGCCTTACCAATTTTTCTGACTTCCATACGCTCTCCTCGTACTTTATTATTGTGTCTTCGCCTATTTCGCTTAAGCTAACCTTGCCCCTGTTTTTTGTTATTATTTTATGTCTCTTTGTGCAAGTTAGCACTTTTCCGTTTATATCGTGATCATAAACCATGGCATTCTTCTGAGTGACTCCACTCCAAGTGACCTTTCTTAGTCCGTATCTTGTGACTACTTTGTCACCGACCTTTATGTCTTTTATAGAAACATCTCCATGGCTTGTTAGTACAGGAGTTTCAGGTGCAAAACAAGGGTCATCGACGATAATGAT